TTGGAAGGGAGGAAGATAGACCCTACTTTTTATCCTGTTATATATGGCATAAGCGAAAACGCAGACTGGTCGGACGAGAATAACTGGTATAAGGCTAATCCGTCACTGGATGTAACGGTGGATGTAGAAAAATTAAGGGCGGCATATATGAGCGCAAAGGACAATCCTGCAGAAGAAAACCTGTTCCGCCAGCTAAGGCTGAATCAATGGGTAAAGCAATCTGTTCGTTGGATGCCAATGGACGTTTGGAACAAATGTGCATTCCCAATTAACGAAAATGAGCTTGCCGGACGTGAATGCTTCGGCGGCTTGGACTTGTCAAGCAGTACAGATATTACGGCATTTGTATTGGTTTTTCCACCAAGAAGCGAAGACGAAAAGTACATCATTCTTCCATATTTTTGGATACCGGAGGATACCATAGACCAGCGTGTGCGCAGGGATCACGTACCCTATGACGTTTGGCAGGCAAAGGGAAGTGTCATGAGCACCGAAGGCAATGTAATACATTACGGATTCATCGAGACCTTTATCAGCGAGCTTGGCGAAAAGTATAACATAAAAGAAATCGCCTATGACCGCTGGGGCGCTGTTCAAATGTCGCAGAATTTGGAGGGAGCAGGCTTCACAATAGTGCCGTTCGGGCAGGGATTCAAAGATATGAGTCCGCCGACTAAAGAACTGATGAAGCTTACCCTTGAAGGCAAAATCGCCCACGGCGGCAACGAACCATTGCGCTGGATGATGGATAATATATATGTTCGCACCGACCCAGCTGGCAACATCAAACCCGACAAAGAAAAATCAACCGAGCGTATCGACGGAGCGGTTGCTACCATAATGGCGTTGGACAGAGCCTTGAGAAATAGAGAAACAGAGAGCGTTTATAACAATAAAGGGATATTGATTATTTAAAGAAGAAATGTTATTATGTTTCCATTGGAGAGGATAAATGAATACAAATGAAATAAGCATAATTAAGAAGCTGATTTGTGAAGAGAGAGGGTTTGATGAGGATATTGAAATAGTTTGCACTCCTAGCATCTTCAATGCAGCAAAAAAATATAAAAAAGAATGTGAAAGCGATAAAGATGCAGGGAATAATGGGAGATTTTTTAAGACTGATCAAGGAGAGTATATAATTTTAGTTTTAAACAATATTGAACCATTATTACAAAAATTAATATTGGTTCATGAACTAACGCATGCAGTAGATGATTATTATTTTGATAAAGCGCTTGAATTCAATAAGATTTCATTTGAAGACGCACGGCTCTTAAAAGATAACTTTCATTATGCATGTGATGAAGCAACAGTAAAAACTATTTTTGAATTTCACGAAATCATGAAGAGGATTGATTTTTGCAACATTAATCTTAATGATATATATGATTTATTAAATAAAATCTTTGAAACGTTCGTAATAAAGATAACTGAATTTCATTAAAATAATAAAGTAATTATATGAATAGAATATAAGTGGAAGTTGTTTTGGACTTCAATATCTTTGCTAGCAGGAGGAAAAGAGTGAAAATATTTGGTCGAAGCAGAGACAAGCCTAAGGAAAAGCGTGAGCTTGACCCAAAGCTGAACGACTTTATCCGCGGAATGGACATTGACTATAACGGAGTAGCAAGCGGAGTGGCGGTCGATGAGATGAGGGCAATGCAAACAAGCGCGGTGTATGCATGTGTAAGAGTTTTAAGTGAAACAGTGGCAAGCTTGCCACTGTTTTTATTTAGAAAGGAAAAGCGAGGTAGCGCCAAAGCTATTGAGCATCCATTATACGAAGTGCTGCACGATTTGCCAAACGGCGAAATGACAAGTTTCAACTTTAGAGAGGTTATGATGACCTCTCTTTTGTTATACGGAAACGCTTATGCGAGGATTATCCGAGATAAAGCAGGGCACGTCAAAGAGCTTTGGTATTTGAAGCCTACTCATATGGAGGTTGAAAGGGACAGCGTTACCAAAAAAATTAAGTACACCTATTCTGATGATAAGGACAACAAAAGTTATACTTACAAGCCGGAACAGATTTTCCACATAGTAGGGCTTGGGTATGACGGCATCAAAGGCTTGTCGCCGATAGACCAAGCAAGAGAGGCGGTTGGACTTGCGCTTGCTACAGAGGAATATGGCGCAAGGTTTTTCGGTAATGGCGCACGTCCAGGCGGAGTGTTGGAACACCCGGGAGCGGTTAAAGATCCCGAGAAGTTAAGAGAAAGCTGGAACAAGGTATACCAAGGCGCAAAGAACAGCAATAAAGTTGCGGTTTTGGAAGAGGGAATGAAGTACCACGAAATCGGACTTTCGCCCGAAGCCAGCCAGTTTCTTGAAACTCGCAAGTATCAGCTTAATGAGATTTGTCGCATTTTTAGAGTGCCGCCGCATTTGGTTGGAGACTTGGAGCGAAGCACCTTTAGTAATATTGAGCACCAATCTATCGATTTTGTAACGCATACGATTCGGCCGTGGCTGGTCAGGTGGGAGCAGGCGATATATAAAAGCTTGCTAAACGAACAGGAGCGGTCGCTCTATTACGCAAAGTTTAATGTTGATGGCTTGCTTAGAGGAGATTTTGCGACAAGAACACAAGGCTATGCGACAGCAAGACAAAACGGCTGGATATCGGTCAACGAAATTCGCGAGCTGGAGGAAATGAATCCGATATCACCGGATAAAGGCGGAGACGATTATCTGGTTAACGGCAATATGATAGGAGCAGGTCAACAAAATACGGGAAAAGGAGGTAACGATGGCACAAAGTAAAAAAGAGATAAGGACGTTGCCGATTGTCGAGCTTAGGGTGAGCAGTGCAGATGAAGAAAACTTTATCGAAGGGCATGCGGCGGTGTTTGACAGCTGGTCGGAGACGCTTGGCGGAATATTTCCGTTCAAGGAAAAGGTAAAACGAGGAGCTTTTACCAACAGCTTGGAAAAGGACGATATACGCGCGCTTTTCAATCACGATCCGAATTATGTGCTTGGCAGAAACAAGGCAGGTACCTTGCAGCTAAAGGAAGACGAACACGGTCTGTTTGTAAAAATATTTCCGCCGCAAACGGCTTGGGCAAAAGACCTGAGAACATCGATTTCACGCGGCGATATCAATCAAATGTCATTTGGCTTCACTGTGGAAGAGGACGAGTGGAGATACGAGGACGGCTACGACGTGAGGGAACTCAGAAAAGTTAAGCTGTTTGACGTTTCGCCTGTAACCTTCCCGGCATATACGGCAACCGATGTCGGAGTAAGGGCAATGGAAAGTTATCAAGAATACCGAGCACAGCAGGAAGCCGAGCAGCAGAATGCTGACAAAAAGATTGCAGAAGCGAAAAATAAACAGGATCTGCAAGCCTTGATACACAAATTCAAAAATATTTAACGGAGGATAGAATGAACATCAAAAAAATTATGGAAATGGAAGCAAAGAGAGAAGACGCCAGGCTGAAAGCAATGGCGGTACTTCAAAAAGCGGAGGAAGAGTCAAGATTTCTTTCGGACGAAGAAAAAACCGCCGTGGATAAATACGAAAACGAAATCCGCAGCTGGGACGAAAGCATAAGCCGCTCAAAGAAAATGCTTGCTTATGAACCCGAAGGCAAACAGGAAGTGAGGGAGGAAGAGCCTGAGGTAAAAACGTCCGCATCGAAAAACGAAAAGAGATTCGTATCATTTGGCGAGCAGCTTATGGCGGTGTACAGAAGCGCATCTCCCGGCGGAAGTATTGACGCAAGACTTTCTACCCGTGCGGCAAGCGGCTTGAACGAAAGCAATCCCAGCGACGGCGGATTCCTCGTTCAACACGATTTTGTTTCATCGCTGTTGAAGCGTACCTATGAAACGGGTATCCTTGCCAGCAAGGTAAAGAAAATACCCATAAGCAACAATGCGAACGGCTTGAAGATCAACAGCATTGACGAAGATTCAAGGGCGAACGGCAGCCGCTGGGGCGGAGTGCAGACCTACTGGGAAAGCGAAGCCGACCAGCTTGCCGGAAGCAAGCCCAAGTTCAGACAGATGGACTTATCTTTGAAAAAGCTTACCGGTCTTTGCTACGCAACGGACGAACTTTTACAGGATGCGGCGGCGCTGGAAAGCGTTATCAGAGAAGCGTTTGCCGAGGAATTCGGCTTCAAAATCGATGACGCGATACTGAACGGAACGGGCGCCGGACAGCCTTTCGGAGTGCTGAACTCTTCCGCGCTGGTAACGATTGCAAAAGAAAACAACCAAAGCGACAAGATAACGGTTGAGAACCTGACCAAGATGTGGAACCGCTTGTGGTCGAGGAGCCGCCAAAATTCGGTATGGTACATTAACCAAGAGTTGGAGCCGTACCTCTACACCTTAAAAATCGGTGACAAACCCATTTACATACCGGCGGGCGGATTATCCGAAAAACCGTACGGAACGCTGTTCGGCAGACCCGTTGTGCCGCTGGAACAATGTAATGCCGCAGGCGAACTGGGAGATATCTTCCTCGCCGATGTAGGACAGTATCTCCTTATCGACAAGGGCGGGATCAACCAGGCAAGCTCGATTCATGTAAGATTCCTTTACGATGAAAATGTGTTCCGCTTCATCTACAGGGTGGACGGCCAGCCGATTTGGAGCAAGCCGCTCGCGCCTTATAAAGGAAGTGTGTCGGTATCGCCGTTTGTGGCGCTTGCCAAGAGAAACTAAGGAGGACAGAATATATGCCAAAATATGCTTTTATTGAAAGAGGTCCAATAGCATTACCAGACTCTACCTTTGCGGAGAGTTTTTCATTTGACGAGCTTAATCTGCGAAATGTGCAGACGGGACATATCCTGCTGGTTACCGGCGAGAAAAAAGAAGGAGAAACAGGCATTTCTACCTTTACGATCGATGCTCTTATGGAAGATGGCAGCGTTATAAGCGGAATTCCGTTTTTAAAGAAACGCAACGATACTTTCAGATTTGACGAAATCACTTCTGATACCATCAATATGCAAGATTGTCCGCAATGGCGTGAATATATGTTTTATGCCGAAACGCTTGCAAAATATGGCGCGGCAAGAATCCGTGTCAAATTAACTGCGGTTGAGAATTCCACAGTAAACCGTTGTGTTTTGATAGAGGGCGAACGGCAACGTTACTCAGGTGAAGTACACTATGACGATTAGCCTTGCGGAAGCGAAATTGTTTCTAAGGATAGACGGAGACGAGGAAGACAACCTCGTCTCTTCTCTTATCATTATGGCGACGGAATTGGTGGAAGGCATACTAAGAAGGGAACTTTCTGAATTTGAAACCGTGCCCGAAACGATAAGACAATCTATTCTTTTAGCTGTTGCAACCTTCTATGAAAACAGACAAGGCGGTAAGGATGGACTCAATTCAGCTGATCTTATCGATTTAATCAAAAGATTGACTTTCGCATACCGAAAGGAGTGTTTCTGATAACTATAGGTCAACTTAACAGAAGAATTGAGGTGTTGGAATTTAGAGAAGTAAGGGACGCTTTCGGCGGTGTAAACGGTGACTGGGTAACGGTGGGCAGAGTGTGGGCAAAGATTTCGCCAAAAAGCGGAAGAGAGAATTTTGTTAACCAGCAGGAGCAAGGGATACAAGAAACAGAAATCACAATGCGCTTTTATCCCGCGATGAGCTTGAAGCACCGTATCCGTTACGGGGAAAAGCTGTTCGGAGTGACGGCGGTGAAAGATGTTGTCACAGAGCATCGCTGGACGGTGGTCTCAGCAAAGGAAATTTATAATGGGATACAGCGCGAAACAGAAGAAAGTCAAAGTCAGCCTTGAGGGCGGCAAAGAAATTGTCAGAAGGCTCAAGGCAATGGATACAGCGGCAAGCGCAATCTTGATGAAAGCGGCAAAAGCCGGCGGAGAGGTTGCGCTTGAGGACGCAAAGCGGAACTGCCCTGTCGATACCGGCGCATTAAGGGACAGCCTGAAAATGAGCGAAAACATTTCGAAGCCGACTAAGGCAGATGTCAAAATCGACTATGATAAAACCTTAAAATACGGCACATTTGTTGAACTCGGCGCAAAGGGCAGACCGGCAAATCCCTTTATGCGGGAAGCGGTAGACGGCAATCAAGACAAGATTAACAAAGCGATAACGGAAACGCTGGCAGATGCGGTCGGGAGGAAAATGTGAAAGATTTTTACGAGTGCCTGGTTCAATATCTGTTGCAGAACAGCGCCTTGCAAACAGCGGTTGGGGACAGAATTAATCCGCATATCTTACCGCAGAATCCAACTTTGCCGGCTATCGTCTATACACCGATATCGACGATATATAAGGACGGCTTGCAGCGCCACACAGGCTTTGTACGGCAGATTGTGCAGTTCTCGATCCATGACACTACCTTTGGGAAAGCCAGGAAAACAGGGTGTTTGTTGAAAGCAGTTTTTCACGATTTTTGCGGAGACTTATGCGGAATCAATATTCAAGCTACCCACACAATAACCGACTTATCATCAGACGGAAATACGATGATCAATTACAACACAGAGGAGTATATCAATATCCTCGAATTCATCTTTGAATATATGGAGGAATAAAAAATGGCAATAGCAGGAAAATCAGGCAAACTCGCTATCGGTACAGAAACACCGGTAACGGTTGTCGGTATCAAGAATTGGTCGATCGACCTGTCTTTGGATACACTGGAAACCACTGCACTCGGCGAGGACTGGAAAAGTTACATTGCCGGACTGAAGGAATGGACGGCGTCGGCAGAAGGCGATTTCAATATTCACACTGACCAAACCGGACAGGCGGCATTGCAAACGGCGTTTCTCAACGGGACAGCAGTAGATGCGCAGTTCTATGTGGACGGAACACACTATTACGGCGGCAAGGCGATAATCAGTTCGCTAAGCATCGAAGACCCCGTAGATGACGTGGTGAGCATAAGTATAGAATTCACAGGTAATGGAACTATAGCATTTAGCTAA